GATCTCCTCGACGGGCTCGGGCGGGTTCCGATCGAGGATCATCTGGATCGATCGCGGGCGGCCGCCGTTCGGCCGGTACACGACCGTCTCTCCCATCTGCTCGAGCAGGACGGGCATGCCGACGCTGGCGAACAGGGTCCCGAACGCCGTCACGCCGTCACCTCCGCCCCGGCAGGCCGGTCCCGGCGCGCCGGTTGACGCACCAGCTCGACCCCGCGGGATTCCAGCCAGGCCGCCACGTGGTCGAACTTGTGCCGCTCATTGCTCCACCGCTCCGGCGTCCGGATCACCGGCGTCGGCGCCGGACCGTCGAAGTCGCCGGTCCCCATCTGGTCACAGCCGTAGAGCGTCACCCGCCGCGCTTTCAAGTAGTCACACAGCACCAGCGCCACGGTGACGGTAAACTGCGTCCAGCCCGGGTCCGAACGGCAGGTCGTGTTGATCTGGGCGTAGAACAGCCAGCGAAACACATCTCGGTCCCGCGGCTCGATCCGCTCGAACGCTGCGTTCGACGTAAAGCACACGGGCCGCCCGAGCGGCTCGAAGTAGCCAAACGTCTCGGCATCGTTGAACGCCCAGTAATCGCACGGATGCGCCACGGCGGCCCGGTTCACGCCGACGATCAGGTCGTGCCGGACCGGCGCTGCCAGAAACTCCGACAGCGACGGGCCCGAGCACAGCACCGCGATGGAGCGCCCCGCGGACATTCGCCCACCTCAGAGGTCAGGGCTCAGGGGCCAGGCCCCCGACTCCCGATCCACGGTCCCCGGACTACGTCGTGACGTTGCTCAGCAGGTGCGCGGACTCGGTATGCAGCCTCACCTCATCCACGTCATGCCGCACACGCACGATGTCGCTCCGCTTGGTTTCGTCACGGTACGACTCGACCAACCCGCCGATCAGTGAACCGTCCTCAGCCCAATGGAAGGTCCGGCCGACACACGGCTCCTGGATGTCATCGGTCTCGGCGATCTTGGCCACCATCGCGTACTCGTCCGACCAGACCTGTCCTACGCTGGCCGACTGGCCTTCCTTCGCCGTGTCTTTCGACCCGCCCGCGACGATCACGTGATCCAGGTCGAACACCTGAGCGAGCGCCGCGGTCGTGATCGCACCGGCGCGCGGGTCCGTGATCCCCGCGTACTTGATCCGATCGATGATCTGCGCCACCTCGCGCAGGTTCAGGAAGACCTTCTTGTTGATGATCAGCGCGTTCGGCCAGAGCCCGGATCCGTCATAGACCTTCTTCTTGGCCGCAAGCACGTCGGTGATCGGGACGGCGTTCGTCGCGTCGTCCCATTCGTGCGTGATGCCGGTGGTCAGCGCCGCTCCGGTCCACGTCGTCGCATTGAACAGCAGTGCCGCGGCCCGCTTCTCCGCCGCACGCATGACGCCGTACAGCGCCCGCATCGCGCTGATCGTCTCGGCCTTGAAGTATTCGGCGTACATCGTCGACTCGCGGTCGTCGACCGGTTCCTCGAGCCCGTGCTCCTCGCACGCGAACGTCACCGGCTCGAACACGTAGTGGCTGCGCGAATACCCGGCCCCGGGCGCCCGCTTGGTCTCGACGTCTTTCAGCAGCGATTCGACCGTGATCTTCCCGAACGGGCCGGCTTGTTTGGCGACCTCGAGGACGGGCAGGACGCGCTGGGCGATGTACCCCTTGGCGTCCATCGCCAGGTCGAATTCCATGAAGCTCCCGGCCAGGTCCGGCCGGAGCGTCGATAGTGCACTGGATGGTGAAGGCATTGTTCATCTCCCAAGTTTGCGTTACCCCTCGGGGATAACCGGTTTCTCCTGTCTCTGCCCCCAAAGGGCACGGCCCTGCTAGCAGGGCAACACTTCGATGATGTCGCCGGCCGCCGTCGCGGCCTCGAGCGCCACCCCGACCCGGATCGCCGACGAGGTCGACACGTCGTCCACCTTGCCCAGCGCACGGCCGTACACGACCGCCGCCTCGGCAACCGCCGCCGCCGCAACGCACTTGATCGTGCCCTGGGCGCTCAGCAGCCGCACGGCCCGAAGGTCCCCGTCCGCGAACGCCTCGTCCTCGATCACGCCGACCGCCTGCTCGGCAAGGCCGGCGACGGCCAGCTTGGCCGTGTCCAGCTTGACGAGGATGTGCTTTCCGATCGCGGCGCCGGCCGTGAACGCCTTCGTCGGGGTCTCTACGTACTGACTCATGGTTCCGTCCTTTCGTTGTCAGGGTTTCCCAGCACCCGGGTGGCACGGGCAAACTTGTTAGCCCGTGTCCCGGCGAGCCGGGATTCATCAACCGGCGCGGCGGTGCGCCGCGTTGTACTCGGCCACGTACGCCTCCCGCAGATCGGGCCGCTCGCGGTTCGCCGCCAGGACCGCCTTCTGCCGCGGCATCCCCGCCGCGACCTTCTGCTCGACCAGTGCGTTCCAGTCGGTCGCGGCGTCGCCGGCATCGGTTTTCCCATCGCCGGTCGCCCCGCCAAGCGGCTTGACGCCCTCCGCCTTTGCGACGGCCTTCTTCTCACCGGCCGCCTTCAGCGCGGCGACCTCCTTGGCGTGGGCCTCGTCGGCCTGGGCGCTCTTCGCCGCGAGCACGTCGCAATAGGCCGCCTTCGCCTCGACCACGGTCTGGCCCTTCTCGAACGCGGCCATCGCGAACTCGGCGTCGTCCGGGAACGCCGCCTTCAAGTCGGCGAGCACTTTGCGGCTCTCGGCCAAGGCGTCCGAGCGCGCTTCGGTCTTCGCCTGTTCCAGGTCCTTTTCATTCATGGGTTCGGTCTCCTTCATCTGCGTTCCTCCCGATGCCTCGGGAGCGGGAACGGCCAACAATGTTTGAAGCGCCTCAGGCGCATTCTTGAACTCGATCGGGGCCGGCCGCCCGAACGCGGCCAGCTTCTTCGCCTCGACCACCTCGTCCGCAAGCCCTGCGTCCACCGCCTCGGCCGCGCTGAACCAGCTCTCAGCCGTCATCCAATCGCTGATCTCGGCCGTGTCTCGGCCGGACCGGGCCGCGTACGTGTTGACCAGCGTCTCCTTGCTCTTGTCCATCAGGTCCGCCTGGGCGCGAAGCTCGTCCGCCGTCCCGGCGAAGATGGCCCACGGGTCGTGAATCATGAGCAGAGCGTTCTCGGCCATCCGGATCGTGTCGCCCGCCATCGCCACGATCGACGCCGCCGACAGCGCCGCCCCATCGACGTGCACGATCACCCGCGCCTTGTGCCGCGCCAGCGTGTTGTAGATCGCCAGCGCATCGAACACGTCCCCGCCCGAGCTGTTGAGAAACACGTTGATCGTCGCGGCGTTCTTATGGTCCTTGAGCGACTCGGCGATCGCCTTGGCGCCGATCCCGCCATACCAGCCCTCGCCGATCACGTCGTAGATGATCAGATCGACCGTGTCCCAGGCCGCGGCGCGGACCTGAAACCCGGACGGTTGTGTGTCACTCCTTGGCATCGTTCACGTCCTCATCCGTTTCCGGATTCTCGATGTCCTTCTCGATCGAGCCGCCGACCTCGACCGGCGCCACGCCGGCACGCCGGACCGGCACGTCGCCCCACTCCACCGCCGGCAGATTCAAGCGGGACCGCACCTCATTGATCGTGAGCAGCCCGTTCTCGATGTGGTACGCTAAGATGTCCTGATCGTTGAACCGCAGCAGCGGCTCGCCCTCGGGCGTCTCGGGCGTTAACCCCAGGCCCGCCGACCGCGCCTCGGACACGGCGATCGGCACGCCGGCCCGGACGCCGCGGGCCAGGTCCTCCATCACCTTCTTGGGCGCCGCCGGCTTGCGGCCCTTCGGATCGAAGCCGGCCAACTCCCGCCAGTCCACGGCGGCGTCGGCATGCTCCAAATTGATCCGTTCCGCCTCCCCGATCGCCAGCTCGATCCGGTTCGCGTTGTCCGCGACGATCTCGCGGGCGACCTCGTCCTCGTCCCGGCCGCGCTCCGCCTGAACCCGCCGCATCGAGGTCAGCCCCGCCGCGACCCGCAGCTTGTCCGCCTGGGCGTCCTGCAAGGGCTGGATGTAGGGCCAGGTCGGCGGGTTCCAGCGGTGGCGCGTGATGTCGACCCGCCGCTTGGCAGCCGCTTTGGTGAGCGCCTCGTCACCGGCCATCCACTGGCGCAGCTTCCACAGGTAGACGGGCCGGTGGAACTGGCGGATCAGCCAGACCTGGTTCCGGCGGAAGCCGAGCCGCGCCTGGTCCACCGCCCCCCGCCAGCCGGAAAAGTTCGTCTCGCTCGCGTCCATCAGCAGCAGCACGAGCGGCAGGCCCAGGTTCACGCCCACAAGCGTCAGGATCAGCTTGACGTGCTCGAAAAACTCCGGGTTCGGCACGTTCGGGCTGAACCCCTTGAGCTCCTCGCCGGGCTCGCCGAGCACGTCCATCCCCGGCGCAATCCCTTGCAGCGTCCGCGTCGAGCCGTCCGACTGCGTCTCGGTGCTCTCGGCGCCGCGCTGCACGACTCCGGTCCCGTCGTACTCGTGCTGTCGTTGCCGGAACACGGCGAAGCAGCTCACGACCTGCTGCTGCACCAGCTTGGCGAAGTTGATGTCCTCGAACATGCCGAGCAGGTCGAAGATCGGCGCCAGTGCGCTGACGCCCCGCGTCTGGCTCACCCGCTTCGGGTTGTAGACGTGGAACACGAGCCGCCGGCCCTCGGCGTCTCGGGCCGGGTAGGGCCGGATATCGCTCACCTTGTGAAGCGCGCTGTTCGGGTTGATGTCCCGCCTGGTCAGCCAGTATTCGAGCCGGCGGCGGCGGTCGTCGAGCAGGACGCCGTGTACGACGTTCCGCTTCGTGCTCCGGGGCGTCCGCAGCCGGTGCCCCTCGACCAGCTCGATCGACCCGGGCTCGGTCGGCAAGGCGAGGATGTCCCCATCGACGAACGCGGACCGCAGAACGAGCCCCTCCATGTCCGCGAAGGCGTGCTCACCGGCCAGGTCGCAAGCGTCCGGGTCCTCCGCCCAGTCCTGCCAGCGGGCCAGCAGGTCCTTGTCCAGCTTCTCGTCCCCGGTCTGCGGATCGAGTGCAAAGCCGCTCTGGACCGTGTTCGTGACGGCCCGATCGACCGTCTGGCCCACGATGGAATCGTTCCGGTCCATGTCGCGGGCGTATTCGAGGATGCGGAGGAACTCGGCTTCGGACCGGTAGTGGTAGTCCGCCCCGGCCCCGAGCGACGGCACCCCGGTCCGCTGGCGGCGGAACCGGTTGCTCTTGGCCGCGGCGTAATCGTTCCGCAGCCCGGCGAACGCATCCGCCAAGGTCCGTTCCAGCTCAAGTGCCCGCCCGTTGCGCCGCATCACTCAATCCCTCGCAGGGGCCTGGGGCCGGGTGGCACGGGCAAACTTGTTTGCCCGTGTCCTCACGTCCGCAGCTCCCGCCCGTCGTAATGGATCACCCCGCCGACCGGCCCGTCCATCGCCCGGGCGTACCGTTCCGCCTTGGCGATTTGCGTCTCGAGCGCCCCCGGCTCGAACTGCATCCGGTTCGCCCCGGTGCTGATCCCCGTGATCCCCCGGATCTGCATCGCCCGGCACGCCGTCGCGAACGCCTTGGCCATCGTGCTCGACCCGTCCTCGGCGTACCCGCAGTTGTCGAGGTAGGCGGCCTCGATGTCCGCCTGGCTGGATGTCGAACTGATCGTCGCCATCGCTTCCGGGTGGCACGGACAAACGTGTTTGCCCGTGTCCTGCCACAAAAAACAGGCCGCGTGAGAGACGTGAGCTCTCACGCAGCCCGCCGTTCAAAGGAGTTTGCCTATGCACCCACCACTACATACGGGTGCAGCCGCGCTGACAACCCCCAACCACTTGGTATTTTTGGTATTTTGAATCAGACTTGAAAGGGTGCCCCATCCCTTGATCCGCGCAGCGGATCAGGGGTGGGGGACGGCGCCGGGGACTGAACAGACACGATTCCCATGATTCACAGGATTCCCGTCTTGCTCGTGTCCTCCGAGGCCGCGGATCAACGCGGATTCACGCGGATGATCCAGGACCGGGCCCAATCCGCGTTGCTCCGCGTTGATCCGCGGCCCCTCCACTCGTTCCGGCCGGGTGCCCCGTCGCTTCAGCGGTGGGGGCGGGCCCTACGCCGGCACGCCCGCCGCGTCCGCCACGTTCGACAGGACGTACCGCACGACGTCCGGCGGGCCCTTGACGTAGCGCCCGCCGTCGAACGTCGCGTCGGCGGCGTGCAGCCCATCGAGCAGCATCCGCATCGCGAGCGCCTGCCGACCGCTCAGTTGAACCTGAACGTGGTTGCTCACGTAGGCCCCGTCACAGGGCCCTTCGATCGGCAGCGACAGCACGACGACGTTTGCCTCCGCCTTCGGTTTCTGGTTGTTGGTTTTCTTCTTGCTCATCATCGTCCTTTCGTAGACATGCAGGCGAGAGGCATGAGGCAATAGGCAAGAGGGAGGAGGGACTCCGCCTCCCGGCGCGCCTGGACTCTCTGATCTCTGCGCTTGCCTCATGCCTCTTGCCTTTTGCCTTCTTCATGTCCGCCGGGTGCCCCATCCCTTGGTCCGCGTAGCGGATCAGGGGTGGGGGACAGTTCACACGTCGTGCCTTCGTGCCTTGGTGGCCTTTTCCTCGTCTGCCATTCCGTCCGGTCCGGAAGGTTCCCACCGACCCCCGCCGCCGCCCAGGCCCGCAATTCCTCGACGTTCCACAGCAGCCGCCCGCTCAGCCGGATCGGTCGCGGTCCGATCTTGCCGGCCCCATTCATCCGATCC